CATTTAGATATAAATATAATATCATCGTCAGGGTAAGTAGCGCTTGTTCCTGACAGATGGCCCCCTAAATAAATATTACTAGAACTATCAGCAGCTATACCTTTAGCCTGAAAGTTTTGTCCTGATAAAATACCAAAAGCCGAATAGTAGGCAAGAGCGTTACCAGCCGTGGGCCATAGGCCATCACCTTGCCACTGATAAGCTTCTTCTAGCGTCCAGACCCCAGAGGCTGTAGAAACCTCGAATGGCCCTGATGGAGTAACAGGTGTTTTGGTGATTAGGCCGCCCGGCCATTGTTCTGACATTTTATAGGTTCCCCTGTACGGCTGATGCGGAGGCCAAAGCAGTAGTAGGTTGAAGTAAATCGCCAAAATCGACTGCGTTACCTGCCGAGGCAATTGTGACGTACTGGATTACGTCTAAGTAAGGCGCGTTAGCGCTGGAAGCGGCTGTGGTGCCACCACTAAACAAAACCCGTGTAGAACTGCTGGCAGCAGCTAGCCCCCTAAGTGCTTCAGAAAGATCACCGAAATCAGTAAAATCACCTGTTGAAGCAATAGTTCGCTCTTGAATAACATCGATAATCCCACTATCACCACCATTTGTCGAGCCGCCCCCAACAATAGCCGTTACAGTATTAGCCGCACCTGCTCCAAATAACGATACTTGAAGTAAGTCCCCAAAATCAATAGCATTTCCCGTGCTGGCAATGGTTATATAATCCACAGTGGTCAGCTTACTGCCGCCGCCTTCTCCCCCACAAAAAAGGCCGCGAGTGGCAGATGCCATACCTATCATGTAATATCGCGCTACTGTGGGATCGCCAAAATCCAAAGCGTTGCCTGTGCTGGCCAGTGTTATATAGCAAATTACGTCTTGTGAACTAGCTTCATCGCCACCTGCCCAACACCCTCTGGTTGAGCTGGATAAAGCACCAACTCCTGTATAATTAAAGTTGTTGAGCAAGTCCCCAAAGGCGGCAGCCGTACCACCCGAAGAATAGTCAATATACTCAATCGCGTCATAAGGGGATACATCTGTCACCCCCCATACTGCCCTAGTAGAACTACTGCACCCTACTGGAGTGTTGCTAGCTAAAGAAAGGCCTGTAGTTATGTCTGCCCAGTCTGCGGCGTTTCCTGTTGTGGAGGGGTTGACTTGCGAAATTGTATAAGCGCGCCCCGACACGCCGGCTATTTTTATAGTACCAGCTATAAAAATTACGGGCGTAAACGTATTTCCAGCAATAGGCCATAGCTCTTTGCCTGTCCACTGTAAGGCTTCAGCAAGAGTCCAAACACCCGATGCAGCACCCCCTTCTAAGGGGCCAGCAGGTGTGACTTTAGTTTTTGTAATTAAACTTCCCGGCCATTTTCTTGACATTTATAAGCTCTCCTATAAAAGCGTAGAAAAAAACCTTACGAAATTTCTTCGTAGCTTACTACCACTTTAAGATCATTAGCGGCCCCTGCGGTTGCCCCCAACGATCTATCTTCTTCTAAATAAAGAAAACTGTTTTTATCAATTACCACTAAAGACGCATCTGCGGGGACAGAAACGGTGCTTACAATTTCCGTCGCCGTGCCTCCTATGTCGTCTTGGGAGTAAAAACCTATCGTTATGTCTGCGGCAACAGAGCCGTCCACATTAGCTACGACTAACGAGTTTACTTTAAACACTTTTCCACTAGACGCAGCATTACTAAGCACCGCTGTAGCAGCGGTGCTAGATAAATCTACGGTAGCAGATTTTCCTGTGATAGTGGTTACATTTACAATATTTGGGGCGGCCATACTTATTTCTCCTTGTTAGCCGAAAACAATAGCCATAGCTATAGATTTTCCTATTCCTATTCCAGCATTTGCAAAACTAAGTGTAGCGCTTCCGTTAGTTACAAGTGCTTCATCGGCGTTACCGTCAACGGTTGGTAACGTAAAAGTGGTGACAAAACTCTGTAAATTCGAATCGTAAGCTAATACGTTAGTACCAACCACTAAGCTTAGGTTAGTTCTTGCAGTGGCTGCGTTGTTTAAATCCGATAAATTATTAGCTACCTGTAAAGCGCCAGAATCGGTGACTACAAAAGTAGATGTTATATCTACAACCGCTGCTCCAGCCCCTGCGCCGTCAGCATATACTATTGCCGACTTACCGTTCGCTACTGTGACGTTCGCTCCTGCACCCTGTGATAAAATAACACTTTCACCAGAACTATTCTTTACTATGTAAATATGGTCTGCGTCATTTGGAGCAAACGTGACTGTGTTTGTTCCAGAAGGCGATCCGGCAAAAAGCAATACTCCGTATTGACCGTCCGATAAAGACCCTTCTGAAGTAGTTAGTGTGTGTGTAGTTCCTGAAAGCGTAATAGAACCAACACCGTTTGTCAGCCTGTCTACTATGTTCCAGCTTGTATTAGTGGTGGTTCCCCATGTCCCAGACTGTTCCCCAGTTGGAATAAGTTCTATACCACCGTTGGTTGTATACGTGCTTGTCATTTAAGCCTCTCTATGCTGCAATTTCTGTCCAAACGGTTCCGGGGTCAGGGATTATTCTGCCCCAGACTATCACAGGCGTTACTTCTCCGCTACCTGAAATACCTGTCACCGATACGGCTGCGTTACCTATAATCGAAACAGTACCTACTTCCCCTGTACCCTTTATATCCGGGTTCAATGGGATGACTTGGCTGTTCCGTATTACTACCGAACCTACACCACCCGTTCCAGCAACACCTGTTACTGTTATAGAGCCAACACCTGACATGGTGATGGTTCCAACACCACCTGTTCCACCAACCCCTGTTACTGAAACAGACACCCCTGTTCCAAGGGTTATAGATACGCTTCCTACACTACCCGTAGCTTCTTGCCCGGTAATAGTTGGAGCAGTATCTATACTAACACTTACGCCTCCAACACCACCTGTCGCTGCTGGTATAGTGATAGGACTGCCCCATGAAGACGAACCCCATGTACCACGACCGTAACCGTCCCACCTAACCGTAACGTCAACGCCGAAACCACCCCAAGACAGCGCTCCCCACGTAAATAGTCCAAAACCTTCGGCCATCTGCTATACCTTATTAGGCTATCCGTATAATAGCGTTAGTGGCATCTGGTGTTGGAAATACTATCTCAAAATCACCCGAAGTACTGGCTTTATCTCCACCAAAATCTAAAACAACCACGGTAGGATCACCAACCGCAGAGTCGTTATATATTAAAGCGCCGCGAGCCGTTATCGTAGCAGAAGTAAATGTCAAATTAGCAAAATCAGTTAGGCCAGTTGTACCCGAAGAAGTCGGTGTAACATTGGTTAATGCACCGCCTCCCGCTGAGTATGTACCACTGTTACCTACTTCGTTTGTCGCGGTATATGCCGTAGTCGCCGCCGTAAAGGAAGCGCTATTGGTATACAAAGCAAGTTTAAACGTGTTTCCAGACGTAGTGGTGAAATTATGGGTAGCCGTCATTAGTTCTTTTTTAAATGAGGTACACATGAAGTTACCTGTGAAAGCCATATTAAAGTCTCCTTAAAATTTCGGCCAGCGCGGGGTGTCCCGCATTAATTACAGTATTATATACGGTCGTCCGATCACTTAAAACAGCTTGACGCATATACGAAGTTACCAGCGTTTCCAGATTATTCTGGAAGGCCCGTGCTTGATCTTGTACGCTTGCAGGAGCCGTATCTGCAATAGAAATGATCTTAGACACACATTGAACAGCTAACTCTTCGGGCGTAAACCCTCGGTTATGTGTCGTATTAACCGTTACGCCAGAATCACCACGAGGTATATCTAATTTAAGTTCAAACATTATTGCCGTGGCCTTATTACTTGCCCTGTTAAATACTCGTCTTGCGTTTGGTCGGCTTCTCCAAGCAGTTTAAGTGCCGCTAACGCTTCTTGAAAACGAACAGAGTATAATTGCTGTAAATCGGGTTCACCTTTCATAAAGGTATACGCCTCAACCAGACAGCCGTAAAGAAGACATAACTGAGCGTCTGTGCTTAACCAAGTTGTTCCACCTCCCGCACCCGCTGTAATACTAACCGGCCTATAGAAAAAATGC